CCAATGCCCTTTAATTTACCTAGTAATTTTTTTCTTTCTGCGGCTACCCTTGCACCTGAAACGGCACCAACTGCCTCAGAAAATGCTTTGGAAGTTTCTTCTACTTTTTTCGTTTTTGCATCGAGACCGTCACTAAAACTTTGTACAGGTGTTGGATTATGTCCTTTCTTTTCTGTCATCTTAACCTCCCAAATATCCGTCTGGTGAATCAGCATCGTTAGGACCTAATTCATCATCATAATCTTCTTCTGTCATAGAAGACTGTTGGTGTGCCATTGCATCTGATTTAAAATGATTTAAATAAGGTTCTGCAGTAGGCATGGTTGTTACTATAGATTTAACAGTAGAACCTTTTTCCCTACCTGACGCATTTTCTGTTGTAGTATCTGGCATTAAATCATCGGAATCTCCAAAATCAGGAGTTTTACTAGACCAGTCGTCATGTTTGTTTGTTGATATTGCACTACCTGATAAGGCTGGTAATGCCGGCATACCTGGTATGCCTCCAGGAGAATTTAGTAAGACTGGAAGTCCTGCTAAACTAATAGGTGCTGTACTAGTTAAATTTATCCCTAATGAAGAATTTAAATGGATACCACCTAATGCAGACATCATTTTAATTCCACCTGCACCTGCAAATATATCTACGCCAGTTGTTCCACCTGTAATCGCTGATCTACCTGCGGCACTTATATCTATATCTCCTCCTACTGATGTAAGTTGGGCACTCTGTCCAGAGTATATAGATGTTTGTGCAACACTTTCAAATCTTAAGTTACCACCATACCCTAATGATGGAAGTCCGGGAATAGGCTGTAAGCCAACATACTGGTCACCATCACCAGTTGCTGTATCTCCTGCGGCTTTAATATTGACATCACCACCGGCTTCTATATTTACATTTCTATCTGCTCTTAAATTAAAATTTCCTTTAGAGCGAATATCTACTGACCCTTCTCCAAATATTGTTATCCCGCCTGCTTGATCTAATTCCATCCAGGCTTTACCGCTCTTGTTAATGAAGTAAATTATTCCTTCATTATCATCTAGTAGAATTTGATTACCACCACCTGTTCTCAATCTTATATTTTTGCTGGCACCGTTTTGATCACCGTCGTCCATTACAAATTGATGTCCTGCACCTCTGTTGCCAGGCAATGCCGGACCGTCTCCTGTGGGTGGTTTTATATTACCCGGTGTTAATATTCCAAACACACTACTAGGAGATTCTCTTCTAGATGTACTTGAGGATGCTCCTCTAACGTTGTCGCCCAGTAATCCTTGCTCGTAAATAGGTCTTGCATAATCTAAGTGTGCCGGCCTTAATACATCTGTTCCTTTACCAGGATTTTCATTATCAAATTTGTTCTTTTCACTTACTGGTAATTTATACCCTAGTTTAGAGTAGTTAAAGGGAGATCCTGCCACACCCGGCACCATAAATGCACGATCTTCAGGAAATAAACAACTTACTATAACTCCGTATTTTAAATTTCCTTGCCCAAATGCTACTACAACCTGCGTTCCTGCATCAGGCGGAACCATCCACATACCATATGATTTTCCAGACCCCCTGTGGTCATCTTTCATATTTACATTTTCATTTGCATAGTTTGTACCACCTGCAAATGGAGAGGTCCAGATACAATTAAATGTTGCCATTTCTCTATCGTTTGAGCCTTTAGGATTTTTTCTTCTTTTATGTAGTGCTGGAATATATACTTTAAGCCTACCGTTCATATCTGGGTCTTGTGCAGATACGACTTCACCGAAATAAATTCCGTCTGTTACATGTTGTTCTCTTGTATATCTGTGTGCCATTTTACTTTACTCTGTTGGTGTTCCTGAGCGTTGTTCTTCTTGTTTCTTATAGTATTCTGCTCTACTTTCGTTCCAGGCCTTTTGTGCTTTATAATTTTCAAAATCTTCTAAATTCTGTGTTCCGGTTCTTTTAATTGTTTCTATTTTAGAAAATTCATATAATTTGTTCTGTGCCATATTTAACTCTTGTGTAAACAATCCTCCGCTGAAATTGGATGTACATCTATACACCAGATAAACTCCACTTAGTGTATAATTTATACTGCCATAATCAAATAAACCGGTATTGTTATCTTCGTCATCTAAATCAAAATCTAGTTTTCTAGGTGCTTCCATTACAAAGAAAATATCTTGTGTCTTTTTTGTAAAATCAGGCTGACCGTCGCTTTCTTTACGGACGTCATAAAACACATCGTTGCCTAACCAATAAGGGTCTCCCCTAACAGATAGATCCATCATTTGTGTAGACGCCGCATTTGTATATTGTCTCATTAAATGACTCATTGTTGTTGACCTAATGGAGTTTCTTTCTTCCGGTGCAGATTCAACAATATTAGATACTTCTACTGTATCTAATTTAGGCTTAACTATATTTTGAAATTCTTCTCCAAGTTGCTCATTGTCAAGTGACTTGTAAAATTCCGCCGCCATGTCATTTCCTTCCAGTCCCATAACTAATGCAGAAGCATATATGTAAGGAGACACTACAGTTAAATCATTACTTAAATCGGTCAATAACTCTGTAGTTTCTGTTGGTACCGGGTCTTCACTATTTTCTGTGGTTCTAGTGTAACCAGATAATATTGCATCTCCTACGTCATCCATAGCCAAACCACTCGCAAATTCTTTTAGGTATTCTTGGTCTTCTATATTTGTTGTTCCCCTTACACTTCCAAATTCATTTACATAATTTTTTTCTTGCACTAATCTAGAAATGTCTTCTGAAGAGTATCCGGCGAATTCTGCAAATTTTTCAAATTCTACATCACTAAGTCCTTTGAGAGTCTCAAAAATTCCACCTGCTTTTTTATCTTTACTTAAGATATCGTTTACACCTTCACTATCATTTGTATTTTGTGCATTTTCTTCTTCTTTTAATGCAGATGCTGTGGCTACACCAGACTGTTGAGCATAGTCTCCAAATCCAAATGCTGGTATATTTAATGCATAAGCCTCATCAAATGTTAAGGACAAATCCAATATTTGCGTGTTAAGTCCTGTATAACTATAGTAGTATTCTTTTTGTATGGACATTGAGTCTAACAGAGTTGAAATTTCTTTTAATGTTGGATTTTTAATTTTTTCATATTCTTCTTCAAATATAATCATGTTTGGATTACTAGTATAAGACAACACTGGTCTTACATGAAAGTATTCATCGTAAGAACCCTTTTTTTCGTCCCAACTTTGTTCTGAAAAATCTACAAAGTGATCTGTATCTAATGTAAGCCACCTTGAATATGCACTATCAACAGTTTTAATGTCTTTCTCATTGTAACCTCCAGGTTTAATTCTAATTGCTTTATTAACAAAATCTTCACTGAGGGATAAAACTAAATATATACAATCTTTGATATGAGTACCAGCGGGAATGTTAATTGAAATTAAAGGATCTGAATAAACGGCTTTACCATTAATAGTTTTTTCTACTTCTTCAGTAATTGATATATCTCCCCTAGCACCATTAACATTGATGCTGTCGTTTATTGATCTACTAACATCATATTCAACAATTACCGGTCCACCAGCGGCGTCGTCTTCAACTGACTGCTGATCTGTTTGGGTTTGCCAATTCAACACTTTTTCACCAGTGTCAGTTAATTTTGTAATTGAACCTGATTTTGCGAATGTTTCTAATAAACTATAATCCTTTAATAATGCATCAGAAATCGTATCTGGTGTCATTTTAATAGGATCACCTTCTTTACAAGCAAAATTTGATATAAACCCGTCTAAAAATAATTTAAACTCTTCGTTCGTCTTTTTATCTACCGGGTCGTCTAAATCTTCAAAATCTTTATTAAAGGCATATTCCAATCCATACCATTCTTCGGCTGGTGTTGTAGCATCAGTACCAGTGTCAGTGACTTCATCTCCTGAAGCACCGGCATCAGGATCTTGTGAATTATCCGGTGTTGTATCAGAAGTACTACCTGGTTGTACTGGATGTAGCCCACCTAACAGTTCTGATAGGGTTCTGCCTTTTATAGTGTGAGCAGTCTTTAAATGTAATCTATCTCTACCGCCTGTTTTCTGTCTATATGCACTAACATTATAAGTGGCTCCTTCTGCACTTATTTCCATATCATATGTTACACCGCCTAATTCAAAATACATTTCTGTAGGAACTTTGGATGCATCTCCGTCTGCATCTGAAGGAAATCCAAGAGGTATTCTTTCAGGCTTGCCATCTACTTCAGAATCAATTGGAACACCGTCATGTGCAGATGCATCTGGATATCCAGCAAATTCCAATTGTAAAAACATTCCAGGTAATGTTGATATTGGTTTATTATATCCGCAATATCGCTTTGCTTCTGCTATTCTATCTAAAAGAGATATGGAACCGGGTTCTGTAAGTTTAAAGTCTACTTTTAATGGTATAACATCACTGTCTAGACCATTAAATGTTTGTATAGTAACGTCGTCTATTCCTATATCAGTAGTTCCTGTTTGTGCTATAATTACATAATCTTGAGGGTTAGGTTTTGTAAGTGTCCTGTGTTTTACAAATGTGCTTTCTTTAGGTGTATCTTCTCTTGCTTCGTCGGAGTCACCTGAATCTTTACCTGCACCATCCTTTGGTCCAGTCTGTTGTTGGTATTCGGCTAATTTATTTCTTTTTAACATATACAAGGTAAAAACATACTGTGGAGTATAGTAGCCGTCTAATATGTTTCCTCGTACTTTATTTCTTAAAAATTTAGAGTACACATTCTTTTGATCATTTATAGTTTCATTATTTTGTTTGTCGTCCTTGTGATTGTCCAATTCTGCTAAACCGGCCATGGCTCTAAAATGATTCAAATCGTCTAATTCATCTTGATTAAACTCATCAGTTGTTCTATTACTGTAACTTTCTATTCGCTTTTCAATGTCTTCAAAAGTCGGACTGCCTCCTTCGTAAAGGTCAAACTGATCAAAAAATCTTTTACCCCAATGTGTTTTGATTCTATATTCACTATTTGGAACGTCACTTTTATAAATGCCGTAATCTTTGTCGCCTGCTTGATTTTCGTTTACTGAAGACATATATTACCTCGAAAATATATCTTTAATGGAATCCGATGAAGGTAGTTTAATTTTAGTTCCTGCTTTAAAGTCTCTGATTGGGTCTTTTAATTTGTCTAAATTTCTCATAGAAAATACCCACCATAACCTGGATGATTCATATAATTTGTATGCAAGTAAATCTGGTCTTTGATCGAACTCTTGTGTGATTACAAAATCTTCATCGTAAATTGATGTGGGGATATTAGGAATAGTATTTACATCTAAAAACTTGTTTCCTATTAATTGGCTTGTTGTTATAAAGGACTGTTTATTATATCTAGCCATTAAACGAATCCTCCTTTATATCCCTTTCCAGATCTTAAATCATCTAAGTCAAATTTCTTTCTTAATTTTTTAGGTGTATAGTTAGGTGTTAAGTTCACCATAACGTTCATTCTTGTAGGTACATAAGTTGTTTCTGTTCCTTCACCACCGCCAACATTTGTAACAACCGGAACATAATCACAATCTTCAGGTAACTGTATAGAATAGTCGTTTATAATAACTGGTACTTTGTTAAAGCCGTGTTCTCCCAAATATTCAAATATTAATGTAGGAGGAGGTGTACCATAAGTTTGTTGAACAACCGACTTCTCACCGAAATAACTCTTTGTTGCTGTCTTTAAAAAATGCATCATTGCTAATAAGTAATGGCCATCAAACATGTCGTTAGCATAAAAATCTGCCTGTACAGGCAGTGAAGGAGGAGTACTATTCATATATGTGTATATAGGATAGTTAGAACCATGTAGTTGTTGTGCATTATAGTTTGCAACACCTGATAAAAATATCTGTGGTGTAACTTGCCAAACCAAACCACCTGTTGCTTTAAGTGGTGCTAGTAAAGAACTTTTAGAATCTCCGTCCTCGCCAGCCATACCGTATATTTGATTCATTCCACCATTTTTAGGACGAAGTCTTGCTCTCCAATCAAAGTTTGAAATGTCACCATTTGTTTCTGAGCCACTATCATTTATTTGTATTTGTCCAGAGGCTGATGTTGCCGCCGCTAATTCCTGTGCTTTTTTAATTCTTTCTTCTACATGAATTTTACTAGTTCCGGTATCGTAAGGACCGAACCCTTCTTTACCCATTAAATTCCAAAATATAGATTGTACCCTAGGGTCTAACCCTGATACTTTTTCACTAATTTTGTTATTTAAAAAACTGTTTACACTCTTTTGAAAGAACGACATATTAATCTCCTGTGTATATATTTATCACATTCATTAAAACTATTGTTAATTAATAAAAGTGGCTAAATATACATTGACAATACGCAATAGTTGTGTATAATACTAACAATATAAATGAATTATAATTTTGAGGAGAGTTAATGGCACAGCCTAAAAAAGTAAATTATCTTAATAATAAAGATATTCTAAAAGAAATCCATAAAAGTAAAATGACATACTGTTATGTTACAGATGAAATGTATGCAAAGTATGATGTTATTTTGCAAGATGTGAATAAAATTAATAGAAACAGTATTAAATTAGCAAGAGAAAATCGTGCTTCTTTAATGCAGTCAATTGGTTACCAAGCCGCAATGGCTGATCATGATCCTAAGGATTATAAAAATAAACCAAAACAGAAAGAGTTTGCAGTTGACCCAAAAAGTATTCCACAGGAAGAATTAGTATTCCGTGTAATGACCATGGAGCATATTCCAGATGAACCAGGAAGGAAAAGAATTCCTAAAAATGAAGCAGAAACTAAAGCAAAGGTAAACTTTCCTTCTTTTAAACATTATGCTTATGTAAATGGTGAAGTAACTGAAGTTGCAAGAAGTCACTGGCAGGGAAGTTTAAGCAATGGTCACTTTAGTGTTGATCATGGTAAGATCACTAATAAGTTAGGTACAATGTTTTTAAAACTAGTTGAAAGGTATAGTCACAGAGCAAACTGGAGAGGCTACACTTATGTAGACGAAATGCGTGGACAAGCATTGGTTCAACTTAGCCAAATAGGCCTACAGTTTAATGAAGCAAAATCTGATAACCCGTTTGCATATTATACTGCCGCAGTAAATAATAGTTTTACTAGAATTTTAAATTTAGAAAAACGAAATCAAATGATTAGAGATGACATCCTTATAGAACAAGGACACCTACCTAGTTATGGCAGACAGATTGCTCATGAAGAAGAAATGAGACAGATAAGAGAAGCGGCAGAAACATCTGCACAAAGTGATATAAACGATTAATTATGGCCCAACTGTTTAAGACAGCGGCCTGCTTTACGGATATACATTACGGATTAAAGCAAAACAGTCGCTTACATTTAGAAGACTGCCACAGGTATGTGGACTGGTTTATAGCAGAAGCAAAAGCCAGAAATGCAGAAACTTGTATATTTCTAGGTGACTGGAGTCACCATAGAGCAAGTATAAGTGTTGCAACAATGAATGCATCTATTAAAGATCTTAAAAAACTTAATGATGCATTTGAAACTGTTTACTTTATAACTGGTAATCACGATCTTTATTACAAAGATAAACGAGATATGAATAGCATAGAATATGCTCGTGACCTATCAAATTTTGTAATGGTTGACGACATGTTTGAACAAGACGATGTTGCAATTATTCCATGGCTTGTTGGAGATGATTATAAAACAGTTTCTAAAATGCAATGCAAATATATGTTTGGGCATTTTGAATTACCCTACTTTAAAATGAATGCAATGGTAGAAATGCCTGATCACGGTGGCATTAATGATAAAATGCTAAGTGGGCCTGAATATGTGTTTAGTGGACATTTCCATAAACGACAATATAAAAATAATATACATTATATAGGAAATGCATTTCCACATAATTACGCAGATGTTAGAGATGACGAACGTGGTGCTATGTTCTTAACATGGGGAGAAGAACCACAATATGTTAATTGGACAGAATGTCCAAAATACAGAGTATTTTCTTTAAAAGAATTATTAGATGATCACCAAAACTTATTGGATGAATACACTTATGCTAGAGTAAAACTTGATATTAGCATCAGTTACGAAGAAGCAAACTTTATTAGAGAGAAGTTTGCAGAACAATATAATGTAAGAGAACTTCAACTTATTCCTGTAAAAGAAGAGGAAGAGTTTGAAGGAGGAGAAGTACTGTTTGAAAGTGTAAATCAAATTGTACTTGCACAATTAGACACAATAGAATCAAATACAGTCAACAAAGAAACGTTGGTTGATATTTATAACAGCATAGACACCGAATAATGTTAAAAATAAAAAACGTATCAGCAAAGAATTTTATGAGTGTTGGCAACAACACACAGGCAGTTAATTTTGATAACTGTCAACTTACTCTTGTACTAGGTCACAACTTAGATATGGGTGGTGATGGTAGCAGAAATGGTACTGGTAAAACTACTATTATAAATGCATTAAGTTATGCTCTTTATGGAGACGCCTTAACAAACATTCGTAAAGACAATCTCATAAACAAAACAAACGGTAAAGGTATGATTGTTACTGTAGAGTTTGAGATAGAAGGAAGAGCATATAGAATAGAACGTGGAAGACGACCTAATGTGTTAAGACTACTTGTAAACGGAGAAGATGCATTTACAGAAGAACAACAAGGCGACAGCAGAGAGACACAGAAAGAAATCGAAAAGATTATTGGCTTCCCACATAATATGTTCAAACATTTAATTGCGTTGAATACATACACAGAACCTTTTCTTAGTATGAGGGCGAACGATCAAAGAGACATGATCGAACAACTATTAGGCATTACTGAACTTAGTTTAAAAGCAGAAATACTTAAAGAAAGAATGAAGTTTACAAAAGAAGCAATTAAGGAAGAAGAGATTACGATTAATGCAATTAATACTAGCAATGAGCGTATAGAAAAGAATATACAAGAAATAGAAAGCAGAAGTAGAGCATGGGAAAAGAATAAGGAAGATAAAATTATATCTTTGGGAGAAGAGATAGTTGCTCTGGAAACTATTGATATTGACAAAGAGTTAGAAAACCATAAACTACTGGGTGACCTTAAAGAACAACGTGCAAATTTACAAGTATTAACATCAGAAGAAAAACGTATTGCAACTAGTTTAAAAAGAAGTACAAAGAAACTAGAAGATTTAAAATCCTCTTTGGAAAGTGCAAAAGCAGGAATATGTCCAACATGTGAACAAGAAACTGCCCATTTAGATACACATGAACAATACACTAAAGATCTTATAGATGATATAGACAAAGAGGAAATATACTTTTCAGAACTAGAAGAAAGGAATAACGAAATAAATGAAGGTCTAAGTGACTTCGAAAATATAGAAGAAGACCCGGTTGTATTTTATAATACTTTGGAAAAGGCGTTACAACATAAACATAATGTTGAAACTATGAAAACACAATTAGAGGAAAAAGCCTTAGAAGAAAACCCATATACAGACCAAATAGATTCCTTACAAAAAACAGGAATACAAGAAGTTAATTTTGATAAAATGAACGAACTTACATTTTTGCAGGAACATCAAGACTTCCTACACAAACTTTTAACAAGCAAAGACAGTTTTATTCGTAAAAAAATTATAGATCAAAATATTGCATATCTAAATCATAGACTTGCATATTATTTAGACAAGTTAGGATTACCACATGATGTAAAATTTGCAAGTGATCTGGGTGTGGAAATTACAGAATATGGCAGAGATTTAGACTTTGATAATCTAAGTAGGGGAGAACGAAACAGACTAATCCTGGGTTTAAGTTGGGCATTTAGAGATATGTATGAAAGTTTAAATAGGCCTATGAATCTTATGTGTGTTGACGAATTAATTGATAGTGGAATGGATAGTATGGGTGTTGAAAATGCATTAGGCATTTTAAAGAAAATGCATAGAGAACAAAGTAAAAACATTATGCTTATCTCACACAAAGAAGAACTAGTAGGACGTGTTAATAATGTATTAACAGTCGTGAAAGAAGGCGGATTTACAGCATACAATACCGACACAGAGTATGTTAATTGATGTTAATTTAGGTCATAATAAAGAAGTTACACTAACTTATGAACTGTACGACAATGCAGTTACACACCTGTTTTATAATCGTATTAGCAATCAACCAAACGAAGTAGTAAGCAGAAACGAATTTTATAACTTCGGTGAATCACAACAAGATATTACACAAGAACTAAATGGTATAATAGATGATTTAAGACATTTGGTGCCTGACCTTATAGGCGATGATAATGTAGAAAATTTAAATCAGTTGCACATTAATTTTCCTGACAACGAAAAGAAATATGCAAACAATCCAAAAGTATTTGCATTATTAAGAGACTTTAACAATAGAATACATCATTTAGAACGATTACAAAAACAAATCAACAATACCAGTATGCTATTTACTGTGGATAATGATCCAGGTATAGACTTACCAGAAGAAGCATACAGTATGTTTACTCCTAACAAACAGTTTGGAGAAATGTACATGAACTATCCTCACGTTGGTAAACATTTTATGGAATTATTTTACGACCAAGACACAGACATTCCACAAGAACAAATAATCCTCACACATAAAATGGCTAGTGGATTATACTGCTGGTTTGGTAATGACATGCAAGTTAGTAATCGTATGCAAATGGATATGTTTAAATTTTTTTGTAGCATACAAAATAAAATACCATATGAGTGGGGTGATCCTAAACTTGCTATAGGATATCTGCCGCTTGGCAAAGTTACGCATGAGATAGATTTAAATGCAGTAAGCCAAAACAAATATCTACATAGTTGGGTATGTAGGTAAGTATTTTAGAACATAAAAACGGTTGACATATTGTGCTTTTGTGCTATACTAATAGCATATTTAATAAAACTAAGGGAGTTAATATGTCATTAAATGAAATAAAACAAGAAGTTCTTAGAGGTAATTTCACTACTTCTGATCTACAATCTTTAATATCTTACACAAGAACTGTTATGGAAACACAAACCAAAGCAACCTTAAATGTAGGTGATAATGTATTTGTAGTACAAAAAACAAAACGTACACCTGGTGTAATTAAGAAAGTAAATATTAAACGTTGTGTTGTTGATATGCAAGGTAGCAGTTATAATGTTCCACTTAGCATGATAGAAGTCGCTTAATGATTGAAATATTACAAGAAGTAACTGACTGGGGAAAGTACAAGGTAAACAATGGAGTTTATCATGTAAGTTCCTCAGGTAGACTTGTAGGTTATCAAGTTGATCAAGATTCTGAACTCCAAGTTCTTAAAGTTCCTAGCACACAATTCAGTAAAGCAAGACGTAAGTTTGTGAAAATTGGCGAAAGGGAAGAAGAACTGGAAAGTCATATAGTAAAAATACAAGGTTCTAAAGGTAATGTTTATTTGCTGGACACTAAAAAGAATACTTGCACATGTCCTGGTTATACTTTTAGAGGTAACTGTAAACATATTAAAGAACATTTACAAACAGTTTAGGTCCTACGGACCTTTTCAAACTACATTCAATCGTTTCGTTTCACTCAACTCTTTCATTTGTTTGAAAGTTTTTTAAAAGACCGTTATCATGTATGTTGAAGCCATAACTCACCTATAAAAGGTGAGAAAGGTGTCATCATGTGATGTCTTCGCCTTCTTAACTTCGGGTGCTATTAGGAACCGGTGAGCCTTTTGTCCCCATACACTACCGTCACGAATCTCACGGAAGCCATATAACCTTAGTAAGTTTAGTTATATAACTTGTAGGTTGCTTTTTCTCATTGCCTACATCCTTTTAATACTGTTTAACGTGTGTTTGTATCTTTGCCGCTATACATCTCTAGAGTCCCGCACCAGGATTACTGGATTGTCAAAGAGTCCGATTAAATATGCCTCGGTAGAGCCGGTGTATAGTCCTATGTGTGCCTTGTTTTGACTTAACGTCTGTGATGTGCCATGATGTGTTCTTATCAGCAAATAGTTATCAACTTGTCAATGCTTCTTTAAGGATTTCTGAGCCGCCTACCCTTACATTGATTATTCCGTTATAATAATCGTCAGTAAGTAATACCTTTCTTTCAAACTGTTCTTGTGCTTCTAAGTAACTTGCAACACCTCTACTAGGACAAAAGTGCAATATTTCTCTTGTAAAAGAGTCTTCTCCTAGTTCTATCACATCTGCTTTTAAATGATCGTTACTACCCCAATATGTTTTCCAGTCGCTTTCTTTCGTACCACGACGTTTATTTTTTCTGCCTTTTAATGGCGGTTTAGTAGTTTTAAATTTTGCTAACTTTTTACCAACATACTTTCTGTTGTTTGTTAGGTTAGTGATAATATATACGAAGGCTTCGCATTCTTCTGGAAGTTCGGTAATTTCTTTGTTATTATATAACCAAGACATTAGAGTTCATCTGTTACAGTTTTGCCTGCTTTTTGTTTAAGCATATTTTCTAGTGTTTTACCTAATAAAGTTCTTTGAGGAGTTGACATATACCAAACATCGTTCCATGCAATTGAGCCTCCGCTATAAATCACAAGTTCACAAATATTTTTTTCTAGGGCGTCTGTTTCTTTTTTCAGCCTCCCAAGATATGCCACAATCTCTTCTGGCTCTGATTGAGCTAGGAAGCGGTGAAAAAATTTACAGGATTAAAGTTCACCTCAGATTCAAATATGTATGGTTCTTCTGGTGAGCCTCCACATTCTTCTTTCTCACATCCTACTTCCATTTTTTTATTAATACCAACATTAGAAATTTCTTCTATAAATGTTTGTATTTCACTTCCAACTGCTCTATCACAGTTTTCTAAAAATTCTTTAATTTGTTTTTTATCTGAAACAACAATAGTATCTTCGCCTTCTTTAATAGTTACATCTTTAACACTATCAACCATAAGCTCAAAGTTTAAACTTGCTAATTCTACAAAGTTTTCGTTAAAAGCACGAATTCTATCTACTTCGTCTGGGATATCTGCAATTGATTGTAAACTTCTAGTAGTTCTAAAATTAGCAATACCTGCCTTTACAGCAGATTTATAACTAAAAGGTTGTACACTAATTAATAATCCTGATGCAGTTGTGAACTGATAAGATTCTTTTAAATTAGTCATTGTGGTTAAAACACCTTCAACACTCAATACACTTGTAATTTGTTCTTCACATTTATCACATACTGCTTGTACCTCAATATCATCTCCAAAGGTTGCGCCTTGTATTGCAACCAATAAAGCATCTACATCGTTGCTAAAAAGTGCCATTGCATTTTTAATGCTTGGTACACAACTTTCTATTACTTGTATCACAGCATCACCGTTTAAAAGTGCGTCTGGATTTTTCATAATCAATTCGTCTTTTGCCGTCATTGGAAGGACTGCATGTTCTTCAATAGATGTATCTAAAACATCATTTGAATAATAATCTCCCCCACTTGGTAATCCTGTATATAATTTTGGCGTTCTAAAGTGTCCTGCTAACGGATTACTTGTTTGTTTTGCCATAGTTAAAACTCCTGTTAATTACTCTGATAAATATACTAGAGTAGTATTGTACTACAAGTATTTATCACAGTTAAATACGCATATAATATAAGTTGGTAATTTATGGCAGACAAAACATCAGGACAGAACTTTACAGCATCGATTAATTCTCTTGATGGGGCAGGGGGTTCGTATTCTGCCAATTTGCCTCCCTATGTGTTAGATAAAACAGTTAGAGATGTTATGGAGGGTCTTGTAACAGCAATATCTGAATCTGATACTGAAAATAAAAAAGGTTTAAAAGAATTAGCCAAACTGTATAAAGAATCACTGGACACTCAAAAGAAAGGTAATGAGACCAATGAAAAAAATGCAGAAGATTTAAACAAAACGATGTCTGAGGCGGAAAGGCTCGCAAAACAAAGACAAGATGAATTAATCAAATCTTTAAACCAACAAAAGGCAGATAGAGAAAAGTACGAAGAGGAGATTGGCCAAGCATTTGCTAAAGGGGCCACAAAGGGCGGACGATTTGCTGGAGATTTAATTGTTAGTGCAATTAAAGGAATTGCAGTAGTATTTGGTACATCAGTTGGTATAGTGGGAAGTGCATTTTCTAATCTAGGTAATAGTTTAAGAACACTCACTGATACCGGTCAGGCATTTGGAGACCAATTAGGTACAGGAAATAATGCTACAGAACAAAATATTATATTATTAAATAGAATGGGTCTAACAACAGAACAAGCAGTTGCATCACTGGAAACATATTCAAGAGCAATGAGTACGTTGGGACAAACAAACCTTGCAAATCTAAGCAGAAGTTTTTTAGAACTTACACGAGGTGGTACCGATTTAGGTGTAACATTAGAAGAAGCAACTGAACTATTCTTACAAGATCAAGAATTTAGAGCTCGTACATTAAACAAAGACAAAATAGATACAAGCATTACAGCTCAACTTACTCAACAAAGTATACAAAATTTAAGGGGATTCTCTGCCATACTTGGACAAAGTACAGATGCATTAAGGCAAACAGCGGCAAGTGTGATGGAATCTAATAAGTCCTTTATAGGTTTTACGAATTCCTTAAATACTCCTAATGCTACAACATTAAATACAGTAGCAAAAGATTTAGTTGCAGGACTTGTTGCGGTGTTCCCTGAGAGTGGTGAAGCATTAGGTGATGCATTACTAACTGTTTCTGGTACAGGTGTTAGTGCAATTAGTGATTTTGCTAACATGCTAATACCTTTAGGTGGTAATTTAAATAGTGCATTCCAAAATTTAGCAAGTGATTTAAGATCAGGTAGTTTAGGCGTAGAAGATGTTCCAAATGCAATACAAGATTTAGTTGATGCCGCTGACCTCAATAAGGATCAGTTAGAACAACTAAGTGTTATAGCAGGATTGCAAGGCCACCCTATGCAGGAAACTGCAAGTATAATTATTACAATGCAACAAGAAGCAAGTGTGGCCAGAGAAAGATTGCAAAAACTTGCAAGTAGTACAGGAATGCAAATTTCAGAAGTACAAAAAATAACAACTGGATTTGATAATATTATAAAAAGTGTTCGTGGTGGTTATAGTGGATTATTAAATTCGATTCCTGTAGAAATGTCAAAAGAAATGGGAAGTAGTTTTGATGCTTTATTCGATGTATTTGTTGGCAAAGAAGGCGGAGTTAGTGTTCTTAATAGTGCCTTGGGTAAGGCAGGAAAAGATATAGGAGCCGCATTAGCAAATACACTTAAAGAACTTGCCCCAGACGGAGATTATGGTAAACTTATTACTAATATAGTTGAAGGCTTAGTTAAACTTACTACCTACATTATAGAAAAAGTTCAAAGAATAATCAGTGCTTTAAGTAAAGATGGAGAATTAGATATAGGTGGAGCAATAAGCACGTTTATAGGAGAATTCATAGGCTTATTCATGGAAGGTATGAAGATTGCATTGACCAATCTTCCTTGGGGTACGTTATTACCAATAGCGGGTATTCTTTTACTTTTTGTAGGTGTGACAGCCGCAATAACAGGATTCTTTCAGGCGGCGGCCTTTGCCGCAGGTCAGGCATTTGTTGCGGCGGCGGCCATGAGTGCCGGAGGAGGATTTGTTGGTCCAATGCCTGGTGGCGGAAAAGGAAAAGGATTCCTTAAAAGAATGGGTGGTATGGCATCTCGTGCTACACCATATCTTGCAGGAGCCTACGTTTTAAAAGATGGATATGATATAGTTTCTGGTTCAGATGGTGGAGCAACCGGCGAGAACATTGGCGGACTTGCTGGAGGCGGTACAGGAGCATTAATAGGTGGTATCATAGGCTCAGTAATTCCTGGATTAGGCACGGTCATTGGTGCGTCTATAGGTGCTGGAATTGGTAATTTAATTGGTGGTTCAATAGGAAGAAATAGGGACGAAAAAGAAAAAACCAAGAACTCACAAAGGGTTTCCAATATTACATCACCTAATTTAGCAGGTCCAACAACAAGTACTTTAAATGTACGATACTTAGAACAAATGACCAATCCTAATGGTAGTGGTAGTGGTCCACTAAGTGTATCTGAAATCAATAAACTAGACCAAGAATCTACAGAAACTAAAGCATTAACTCTTATCTTAGCAGAAAATAAAAGACTTAATAGACAAATAACAGAAATAATTACTTCAGGTCTTAAGACTAAGACAGTTGTCTAATTCAATATCCCACAAAATAGTTGACAACTCCTGATAAATAGTGTAATATACTATTAAGGAAATTAATAAATGAGTTGGAAAAAATACTTTACATCTGTTGATAACAGTGGACTACCACTTAATGTTCAAAGCAACAATTCTGAACGTGGTGTCGGCGCCGCAACCAGCAGATATGCCAGTTGGCTACCTGAAGTATATGCAGGAAGTCCTAATAGACTTATGCGATATATCCAGTACGATCAAATGGATAACGATTTAGAGATTAATGCCGCTCTTGATACTATTGCAGAATTTGGTACACAGGAAGATGATTATGGTGGATTACCATTTGAATTAAACTATACAACTGATCCAACTGATACAGAACAAAAGATATTAAGTAAAACATTAACTCAATGGTGTAGACTCAACGAATTACATAAAAGAGCATTTAGAATATTCCGTAGTACTATAAAATACGGTGATCAATTCTTTATTAGAGACCCTGAAACATTTAAATTATACTGGACAGATCCTGCAAATATAGAGAAAGTTGTAGTAAACGAATCTGATGGTAAAAAAATTGAAACATATTTTGTTAAACAATTAGCACCTAACTTTGAAGAACTTATAGCAACTAATCCAGCGGCTCTACATAGTAGACCTTATGGAGGCGGACAAGGATTAAATGCGGCAATGAGCTCTGTAAACAGTCAAGCAGGTAATTATATGACTGGAGCAATAGATGGTGTTGATCAAGGTGTTCCTGTAGATGCAGAACATGTTGTACATGTAAGTTTAACAGAGGGCATGGACCATAGTTGGCCTTTTGGAATTAGTATTCTAGAGCCTATATTTAAAGTATTTAAACAAAAAGAATTATTAGAAGACTCTATTATTATATATAGGGTACATAGAGCACCTGAAAGACGTGTGTTTATGATTGATGTTGGTAATATGCCACCTCACAAAGCAAGACAGTATTTAGAACAAGTCAAATATGAAGTACAACAAAAACGTGTGCCTAATAAGAAGTCAGACGGCACTAGTGTTGCAGATTCGGCCTATAACCCTATGAGTATGTTAGAAGACTACTTCTTTGCACAAACGGCAGACGGTAGAGGTTCTAAAGTTGATACTTTACCAGGCGGTGAAAACCTAGGACAAATAGACGATTTAAGATACTTTAATAATAAACTATTAAGAGGACTAAGAGTTCCAAGTTCTTACTTACCAACTGGACCAGAAGACGGAAGTAGTGTTTATAATGACGGTAAAGTTGGTATTGCATATATTCAAGAATATAGATTTGCTAGATATGTTGAAAGACTGCAAAAGCAAATACAAGAAGATATGGATACAGAGTTTAAAATGTTTTTAAAACACAGAGGTATTGAGATAGATTCCTCAGAGTTCTTTATTACATTTAATAAACCAATGAACTTTAGTTCTTATAGAGATTTACAATTAGATACAGAAAGAGCGAATTTGTATAACACATTGGCCGCTAGTCCACACTTAGCAAATCAATTTAAAATGAAGAAATATCTCGGTTTATCAGAAGATGAAATGAAAGATAATGAAGCATTATGGCGTAAAGAGAACGACTATAGAAAATTTGTTGACGATTCTAAGAATATGGATTTAAGAAATATCGGAGTAAGACCTGATTCAGATGCGGCGGTAAATTTAGATACTGAGTTAGACCCTGCGGCAGTTCCTGGAATAGAAGATGCTCCAGAAGGTGACTTAGGCATAAATACTGATGTACCTGGTACTGGAGCAGAAGTTCCACCTGGTACTACGGAGATATAATGAGACTAGTAGAATTTTACAATCCTGAATTTGACGAATTCGTTAAAAGAAACGAAGAGGATTCTAGGTCTCCTAAACTTACATTAGAAGCATTAGGTAAATTAAGAAAAGCAAAAGAAATTAAACGTGCAGAAGATTTGGAACATGCAAAGTTCCAAAAAGTAATGTATGCTAACCCTACACAGGCAGGTATTTAAAGTTTTATACTAGTTTATCCTTTTTAAGGATTAAATAAATATAATAGTAAAATACATCAATTTTGATCAAAATGATCAGATTCACACCGTTTTTAACATAAAAACACAACATACCACTAAGTACTAAACAAGCAGTATCACGGATGACTATATCTGTGACCTGTAAAATAATTTTCAAATGGAGACCACAATGTCAGAATCAAGAAACAAATTAGAAGAAATTCTTGAACTTCTCCTTGCTGAAGAGAATGAAAAAGCAGAAGAAATGCTTCATGAGTATGTTGTTGCAAAAGCAAGAGCTGAATATGAAAACATTTTAGATGAAGATTCATCAGCAGATGCAGAAGAAGTTGAAGAAGCAACTGAGTCAGAAGAAGAAGCAGTTGAGGAATCAGAAGAATCAGAAGAAGAAGCAGTAGAAGAAACTGCTGAAACTGAAGAAGAAGCAGTAGAAGAAGAAATCGATCAAACTGCATCTTTAGAAGATGAAATTAGAGCTGATGAAGAAGAAATCGAAGCAGATACTTTTGAAGCAGACGAAGAAGAAGACGAGCCAAAAGAAGAAGGCGACTTAGAAGATAAAGTCGACGATCTTGAGGACGAACTTGAAGAATTAAAAGCAGAATTCGAAAAATTGTTAGCAGACGAAGAAGGCGACATGGAAGACGGCGAAGAAGCAGAAATGGACGCAGACGAAATGGGCGACGAACTTGATCTAGAATCAGTTGAATATGATCTAGACGAAGAAATTGCTGATTCTGAAGAAGTTGTTGAAGAAGCAACTAAACTTTCAGATAAAGTTGCAGATCCAAAAGGCGGAGACGAAGATTCTAAAGATGGTATGAAAATGCCAGCACCTACTAAAGTTGGTAACGACGTTAAAGCACCAGTTATAAATGACGGTAGCGATGGCGTAAAAGGCGAATCTGCTAAAGATCACACACCATCAGACAACATTAACGTTGAACCTAAAAAGGCGTAAGTCTTTTTACTGATAGGAGTAAACAATGGCCAATAAACTATACGAATATTTAAGTCCTGAGCAATCTGGAGTCCAGGTAATGGAATCCAAAGATGGTAAAGACTTATTTATGGCTGGTTTATTCATTCAAGGTGATGTAAAAAACCAAAATGGTAGAGTATATCCCAAGGATGAGATACAAAAGGCTGTTGATAGTGTAAAGACTCGTTTGTCAAAAGGCGAGACTGTGATGGGTGAGTTAGATCACCCTGAAGAATTACAAATAAATTTAGACCGTGTTAGTCATATAATTACTGACATGTATTGTGAAGATGCAAACGGTCTTGGAAAACTTAAAATTATAGATACACCGATGGGTAATATAGCAAGAGCATTATTAACTGCAGGAGCAAATCTTGGTGTAAGCAGTAGAGGTAGCGGAAATGTCGGCGGAAGTGGACAGGTCAGCGACTTTGATATTGTAACAGTGGACATTGTGGCACAACCAAGTGCACCTGATGCCTATCCAAAAACTATATATGAGAGTTTATTTAATATGCGAGGCGGCGCTCAAATGTTTGAGACTGCTTCTGCATTAACACATGATAAAAGTGCAGAGAAACACTTGATGAAAGCAATCACTGGTTTCATCAACGAATTAAAAATATAAGTAGGAGACTACTATGACAGTGAATTTTACAGAACTACTTGAGAACGCGGAATTAACAGAAGATGTTAAGTCTGCTCTTCAAGAAGCCTGGGAAGGTAAAATTTCTGAAGCAAGAGAAGAACTTACTGCGGAACTTAGAGAAGAGTTTGCACAGCGATACGATCATGACAAAAGTCAAATCGTAGAAGCAGTTGACAACTTTATTTCTGAAAAAGTTGAAGCAGAAATTTCCGCTATTGCAGAAGAAAAAACTGCCCTAGCAAGTGATCGAGTAAAGTATCACAAAGCAATTAGTGAGCACTCTAAAGTACTTGATAAATTTGTAACTGAAATGGTTGCAAAGGAAGTTAAAGAACTTAGAGCAGATAGAGATAGAACTAGTGAGCATGTTGCAAAATTAGATAATTTTGTAGCAGAGCAATTAGCAACTGAACTATCTGAGTTCCACGAAGATAAAAAATCTTTAGTAGAACAAAAAGTTAAAATGGTAAGAGAAGGCAAGAAGCAATTAGCAGAAGCCAAGAAAGACTTTATTAAGAAAGCCGCAGACAAAGTTGAAAACGTTGTTAATGGTGTAATTGTTAATGAAGTTAAATCTTTCCGTGATGATATTACTAAAGCTCGTGAAAATGACTTCGGTCGCAGAATTTTTGAAGCATTTGCAAATGAATTTGGCATGAGCCACTTGAATGAAGCAAAAGAAATCAAGAAAATACAAAAACAAATTACTGAAATGGAATCAAGACTTAATGAATCTAAGCAAGAAATTGCTGAGAAAGACGAAGCAACTAAACTTGTAGAGTCTAAATTAAGGATTGCACAAGATCAAATGAATCGTAAAGAAACATTAAATGAACTTATGGCACCATTAGGTAAAGAGAAGAAAGAAATTATGTCAGACTTACTTGAAAGTGTTAAAACTGAGAAACTGGAAGAGTCCTTTAACAAGTACTTGCCTTCAGTTTTAGATGGTGAAACACCAAGAGCAAAGAAGACATTGTCAGAATCCGTTGTCAGTGAACACACTGGCGATAAGGCGACTGTTATTACAGAAGCCGATGACAAGAGTGCGGATGATGTAGTAGAAATAGATATGATCCGTAAACTAGCCGGACTTTCAAAATAAATTAGGAGTTAAAAAATGGCGAACTTATTTGAAAGCAACTGGTCAGCAACTAAAGATGCTTTGCTTGAAGGCTTATCTGGAAACAGAAAATCTTCTTTAGATGTCGTCCTCGAAAATACAAAGAGACATTTGTCAGAGGCCGCAACAGCAGGTGCCACAGGTGCTGGTTCAGTAGCAACATTAAACAAGGTTATGTTACCTTTGATTAGAAGGGTTATGCCTTCCGTAATCGCAAACGAACTAGTTGGTGTACAACCAATGACTGGCCCAGTAGGGCAAATCCATACACTAAGAGTCAGATATTCTGAAACTGGTGGTGGAGCAACAGCAGGTGATGAGGCTTTAAGTCCTTTCAAACTTGCTTCTACATATGCTGGATCTCCAGACGCTACAGCGGCGGCTGAGGGTAACCCAGGTAGAAAAATGAGCATTCAAATCTTAAAAGAAACTGTTGAAGCGAAAACCAGAAGGTTATCAGCAAGATGGACTTTTGAGGCGGCTCAAGATGCAGAATCTATGCACGGCGTTGACGTTGAAGCAGAAATTATGCAGGCATTAGCACAAGAAATCGTAGTTGAAATCGACCAAGAAATTATCGGTTCACTAAGAACTCTTGCTGGCGCAGGTACAACACTTGACTTTACAGCAAATACAGTAACTGGAACACCTACATACGTTGGTGACAGACATGCTATATTGGCTATTGAGATCAACAGAGCGGCTAACAGAATCGCGGCTAGAACAAGACGTGGTGCTGGTAACTATATCGTTGTATCACCTGAAGCATTGACAATCCTACAAAGTGCGTCAACTTCAACATTCGCAAGAACAACAGAAGGTTCATTTGAAGCACCTACAAACACTAAGTTTGTTGGAACTTTAAACGGAACAATCAAAGTATTCGTAGATAACTATGCGGCTGACGGTACTAAAGTACTAGTTGGTTACAAAGGATCAAGCGAAACTGATGCTCCAGCATTCTATTGTCCTTATATCCCATTAATGAGCACAGGCCCAGTAATGGACCCAAGCACATTTGAACCAGTAGTGTCATTTATGACAAGATATGGTTACAAAGAACTTACTAACACAGCAAGTTCATTGGGTAACGCGGCAGATTACGTTGATGCAATTACATTGTCCAACGTTGCATTCCAGTAAGCCTTAAAAGACTTATTAGAACAGTTTCTAACCGAAACATTAAAAAGGACTCTCAGGAGTCCTTTTTTTTGACTGGTATTTCATAATACATTGATAAATAATATTGTAATGCAAATTACATCGTTCATTCACTCTAAATGTAGCAGTGGACGGAAGTAGTCAATTCTGACGAAGGAACGCCACATTCGTTCATCGCCACTCTAAATGTAGAGCGACGACGGAAGTAGGTAATAGAACCGAAGGAACGCATCTTTGTAAAAGGAGATGACATGACTAATCAAACAGCACTTATTAAACGTGCAGTCAAACTAGCCTTAAGAAGAGAACAAAGAAAATCTGTTATGCAGGAAAAAATGTTTCCCCGCTCTGTAACTAGACCGGAAAGGAAATCTGATTTACCTTTATATATAACAGATAATCCGTTTTATCCTTAAGGTATAAAGAAAAAGGCATCTTTAAGGTGCCTTTTTTCTGAGTGGATTTTCTTTTGCATAATATTGATAAATAGTCTTATAGAAAGTTAATTCCATAGGAACATATTAAATGGCAACAAGAAAAACGTACATCAACAGTGACGAAGAATTAGTCATAAAAGGCGCCCTGACGATAGAGGGCAATGTTACTCAGATAGAGACTACTGAAACAATTAATAGATTACAGACTGATCAATTTATTATAAATTCAGATGGTGATGCAACAACGGCCGCCTTAACACTAAACGGTACAGGTTCTGACCAAGCCACTATGAGTTATAATACCACAAATGGAATCATACAATTTAATAAAAATATTACTGCTACTAACTTTACAGGAAATGTAATTGGACAAAGTGCTTCAGCAGAAAAGTTTACAAGTGCAGTTACAGTAGCATTGACAGGAGATGTTTCAGGTAGTGCAACATTTATAGGAGCAGGTAATACGGCTTCTATTGCCACAACAATACAACAAAATTCAGTAGCATTAGGTACAGATACAACAGGTGATTATGTTGCTGGACTAACTGGTGGTAACGGACTTACAGTAGTAGGCTCCGGTTCAGAAGGTGCAACTCCAGTTGTAAATATGGATGCAACAGGAGTAACTGCCGCAAGTTATGGAAGTGCTTCAGCAGTATCTACATTTACAGTAAACGGATTAGGACAATTAACAACAGCCGCAACAACACCAATACAAATTGCAACATCTCAAATTACAAGTTTAGAATCTGTAGTTAAAGCATATTTTAGTGCAAACGACACAGGTGGTGACGGTAGTCTATCTTACAGTAACGGCGTATTTACATATACAGGTCCAAGTGCAGGAGAAGTAAGAGCTCATTTAAGTGGTGGCACAGGTATTACATATAATAGTACGAGTGGCGTAATTTCCACAACAGATGCAGATATAGTTCACGATAATTTAAGTGGGTTTGTAGCAAACGAACATATTAATCACGGAAGTGTAAACTTAACAGCAGGTGACGGTTTAAGTGGCGGTGGTGATATTACGTCTTCAAGAAGTTTTGCTGTAGATAATACGGTTGTAAGAACAACTGGCTCACAAACTATATCTGGAAATAAAACATTTAGTGGTAATCAAACATTTACAGGTGATGTAGATTTAAGTGGAGCAGGTGATGTTTCAGGATTTACAGTTGACGGTGACTTAGTTGTTACAGGTACAATGACAGTTACAACTGTTAATGCCACAACAGAAACAAATTCAGTTATTACTGCATCAAGTTTAACACTTAGAGATGGTGCAAGTTCTAACGCAGATGCACAAATATTTGTAGAAGGTAATTACAGTGGTAATTTCCCAAATTTAAAATGGAACAGTTCAGGTAATAGATGGCAATTTAGTAATAATGGTGTAGCATATAACGATATGTTATTACTATCAGATATTACAGGTGGCGCAGGTTTAACCTTTGGTTCAGGCGATATAGCAGTTGGTCAAGGATATGGTATCACTGTAAATGCTGATACTGTAGAAACTAATAATTCACAAGTTAGAGCATTGTTCAGTATTTCAAATGCAAGTGGCGATGGTGCATTAGCATATGATAATAGTACAGGTGTTATTACTTACACAGGTCCAAGTGCTAGTGAAGTTAGAGCTCATTTAAGTGTAGGTACAAATACAGGCGACGGTGATTTCACATACAATGATGCAACAGGTCAAATGCATTATGCAGGACCAACATCAAGTGTTTATAGAACTGCTTTACAAAGTGGTGACGGAATAGATTACATACAAGGTAACGGTAATATCAGAGTTGATAGTACAGTAGTAAGAACGTCGGGTAATCAAACTATATCAGGTACAAAAACATTTAATGGAGCATTATCAGTTCCTGGTACTGCAAGTACAACAGCAAATGCAATATATACAGAAAGTGGAGAAGCATTTATTTATGTAGGTGGACAAGCAAAGAAAATTACACCCACAGCAAGTGTAGGAACAGTAGCAAGTGTTGGTTCAGGTGACATTAACTTATATGCAGGAAAAACAACAGTTGCAAATGTTGATACACATGGTGTTAAGAGTATTAGTAATGGTGCATACGCAACATTATCAGAAGGAAGTAATGTTGTAACAGTTGATGCAAATATTAGTGCAATTAGAAGTGCATTTAGTGGTACAGGAAGTATTAATTACAATGCTGGTACTGGTGTATTTAGTTTTACTGATGCAGATAGGACTGATGCAACAATAAGGGGATTATTTAGTGCAGGTGGTTCTTTAAGTTATGACAGTAACTCCGGTAATTTCTCATTTACAGAAAGAACAGATTCAGAAGTAAGAAGTTTATTTACCGGAACAGGACTTATATCATATAACAATGGTTCAGGAACATTTAGTACAACAGCAGATAATTATTCAAGTTGGAACTTTAATACAGATACAAATAGTGCCGCTGGAATAGGTTCAGGACAAACCCTTACATTCACTGGTGGAACAGGTGTTAATGTTACACATAGTGGACAAACAATTACAATTACAAATACTAATTCTGCAGACATTGACGCCGTTACTGCAGGTAATGGTTTAACAGGTGGTGGCTCTCAAGGTACTGTTTCCCTAGCCGTTGGTGCAGGAGATTTAATAGATGTAAATTCAACTTCCGTAAATGTTGATTTAACAGAATTAACTGATATGACACAAACGTTTGCTGGTGTAGATGAATTTGTTGTATTAGATAATGATTATACTGGTAATACATTAAACTATTCAGTACAACGTAGAAAACGTGCAGAAGAGATTGGATTAAGCAAGTTTGATAATGATGCAGGATTTGGAACAATAACAGGCGTAACAGCAAGTACAGGATTAACAGGTGGTGGAAGTACAGGAAGTATAAGTTTGGCTTTGGCAACGGCAGGTGCTGGTGCTGGTACATATGGCTCTACAGATGATAATAGTAAAATAGATCAAATCACATTAGATGCTTACGGTAGAGTTACAAGTATTTCTACAGGACCAAGTGGTGATATAAGTCGTGTTAATATTACAGCAGGTGCTGGTTTAACAGGTTCAGCAGATACTACAACAGGTACTCATACACAAACATTATCAGTTGTACAAGCAACATCATCAGCATTTGGTGGTGTAAAAGTTGGATATTCAGAAAACGGTAAAAACTATCCAGTTGAATTAGATAGTGGTAAGATGTATGTAAATGTTCCATGGGTTGATACCAATACAGATACTAATACAACATATACTGCTGGAACAGGATTAAGTTTATCTGGTACAACATTTAATGTTGGAGGTTTAACATTAAGTGAATTGGCTTCCGGTAGTTATCAAACTTCCTCGTCCTTTTCAACTAACGGGTTTTACGATACTGATGGTAAAATACTTACATCAGCGGCAGTAAATGATTTAATATTAAGTAAAGGATACGGTGATATTTCTGCTGTACTTACTGCAAATGGCTCTGGATTAAATGGTGGAGCGGCAAGTGGTAGTGTAAACTTAACTATTGATCTTACAGATACAAATATATTTACTAGTACAAATACAGTAAGTAAGGCTGTAGTCAGAGACACTAATGGTAATTTTGCCGCAGGTACAATTACAGCAACAGCCACACAGGCTCAATATGCTGACTTGGCTGAGAACTATGTAGCAGACGAAAGTTATGAACCAGGAACTGTTTTAGTAATTGGCGGACAACACGAAGTAACTGTAACAGAAGAAGCAGGAAGTTATAAAGTAGTAGGTGTTGTATCAACAGACCCTGCACATTTAATGAACGTAGACTGTGAAGGCGAACATGTAGTAGCAGTAGCATTACGTGGTAGAATACCATGTAAAGTTATTGGTAATGTGAATAAAGGCGATGTGCTTGTTGCAAGTGATACTCCAGGGTATGCAATGGTAGGTGCTATGTCACATACATTAAGTCCATTGCAAATAGTTGGTAGATCATTAGAAACTAAAACAGATGCGATGCCTGGTATTGTTGAAATCATAGTTTAAACTATATAAAACTCCATAAAAAGATAAATACTATTGAACGGATAAGACTGTGCCGACAAATGGCATAGACAAGGGTTCGTAAGGCATGGTGTCCTTATTACAACTCCTTGAACTAACCGGGAAGTAAATTAATGGCGATATTTGGTAATTTCAAAGGAACTACCGTATCTGAATTTCAAATAGGAAAATCTGGTTCAGGTAGTAAAATTTCCACGGGTACTATACCGAGTGCAGACATCTCTGCGGGTGATATATACATTGATAGTTCTAATTCAACTTTACAAGTCTATGACGGCGCTTGGAAAAATATCGGATCAACATTACCGGAACTGAACGTAGATTCCGGAACACTTTTTGTAGATTCTACAAACGACACAGTCTCTATCGGTTCAACAAGTTCAAATGAAAAACTATTCGTAAATGGTAGTTTAAGATTAGGAACAAACCCAACAATAAAATTTAGTGGTGCATATCTAGATGTAGCACACAGTAATGGAACTGCTACCCAATTAAGAGTAAGAGATAACAGTTCCGGATCAGACCCAATTTTTAAAGTATACAATGCTAGTAATAGTGCAGAAGTATTTAAAGTACAAGGTGGAACAACAACTGTAACAGGCGATATTGCAATATCAGGTAACATTACAGGTGCAGATACAGATAACTTATCAGAAGGCACAACTAATGTATATTTTACAACAGCAAGAGCAAATAGTGCCATAGATGCAAAATTAACTGGCGACATTACGTTTGGTAATGTTACGGCTCAAAGTGTTAATACAGGTGTAGTTGAAGGAGTTGTATTTCAACCAATAACAGATTATGGAACTATTACAACATCAGCAAACATAACAATTGATTATGGTGCAGTAAATGAAGCAGGAACAGTTCCTGCAATTGGAGACTTTGAATACATATCAGATATATTTGGTCCAACAGGAGATAGTTTTCTAGTTGCTTCATTACCAAGTGCGGCACAACCAGGACAAATGATTTATGTCAGTGATGAAACTGGCGGTTCAGTTATGGCATTTAGTGATGGCAGTAACTGGAGAAGGATAACAGATAGAGCAGTAGTAAGTTAATTTTAAACAGGAACACACATGCCAAGAGCAAAAAAGACTGCAACAGATAAAAAAGCAGTCACAAAAAAGAAGGTTACAACACCGAGTACAGAAGTAGATGCAAAAAAGTTGAAAGCAACTCTTAAAAAAGAACTTAAAAAAGAGATGCAAACGGCATTAGAAGAAGCATTGTTAAGTATAGAAATAGATATACCTGAACAATCAACAGATGCTTTTGTAGATATGGATTTACTAAGGGAAGAAATAAGAAAAGAAGTTGAATTTGAAATCCGTAAAAAAGAAACAACGGAAAAACATAAAGCAGAAGCGACACTTACTAGAAGTGAATTATCCTTAACAGGAGAAAAAACGTATAAGTTTATTTCAGATTTAGATGGGTTTGCAGTAAAAGAAGAAAAACATACTATTCTTAGTGCAAACAAAACAGGTGCAGTAGGATTTGGATTGAGAGCACCTAGGACAGTTGGTGTGGGTAGTGCCCACTTTAGAGCAAACTATCCTAGTGAAGCATCAATACCTTCAACAGGTAAAAATAGTACGAGAGGACTAATAGTAGAGGGAGACGGAGACGATAATAATTCGTACATTTTAAGGGCATTAAGTAGAGGAAATAGACAAGGATTAAATTTAACAAGTAAAGGTAATTTAACACTAGGTGATATGAATAATGATGAACTTAGTAGACTTAAAATTGTAAATAATGAGTACGATAATATAGGTTTAAATTTAATTAATAAGAGTAAATATTTTTCAGGAACTTCTCTTGATATAAGTGCAGAAGGACCAGAAGGCAGACAGTTTAATTTTATAAACTGTAAGTCAAGAACAGAAGATAATAAATTAGGAATTCCACAATTTAGAGTAGATGGGGAAGGAACAATTTATACAGAGACAGGTGTATTTTCAAATAGAACAGGGTATGGAGAACTATTTGAATGGGCAGATGGTAACAAAAAGAACGAAAACAGAAACGGGTTTTGTGTTGCAACAGATGAAAGGGGACTATTAGTTCCTGCAACAGAAGAAGATAACGTTATTGGAGTAGTTACAGAATCAGCCGCAATAGTTGGAAATGCTTTTTGGAATACCTGGAAACACAAATTTTATTACGGTGAAGATAAAGAACCTGCTAAAGTAAAATATAAAATTGTTGAATGGATGGACGATGTGGGTGTACTACATAGTTACTATTTAAATGCTTTAGACAAGGAGTTTGCTTTACCAGAAAATGCTATTATATATGAGACAGATGAAGAAGGCTCAGATATGAAGTACAAACAAATGAATGATATGTTTGATCCAATGACAGAATATCAGGATAGACGAGATAGAGGATGGGCAGTTGTTAGCATGATTGGTACTACCAATTTATGGAAAGGACAAATTGTTAATCCAAATTGGATAAAGGTCAGAGACATTAGTGATGACTTAGAACAATGGATTTTAAGGTAAATGATAAATACAATAAAGATTATTTGCTATACAAACAAATTTTAGGGGTAAAAAATGGCAACAGCAATTCAAAGGAGACGAGGTACTACTAGCCAACACAGTTCATTTACTGGGTTAGCAGGTGAGATCACGATCGATACAGATAAAAATACGGTCGTAGTACATGACGGCTCACAAGCAGGTGGTTATCCACTAGCAAAATATACAGATGTTTCTGCACTAGGTGGTGCCGACATTACTGACGTTGTAGCAGGATCTGGTTTAACAGGTGGTGCAACAAGTGGTAGTGCAACAATTAGTTTAAACTATGAAAACTTAGCAGGTAACTTAGTACCAAGTGCAAACAATACTTACAGTTTAGGTACTTCAAGTAGTGTTTGGAAAGATGTATTTGTTGGACCAGGATCATTATATGTTAACGGACAACAAGTTATTTCAGATAATTCAGGTACAATTACTATTGGTGCTGATACTAACCAAAACATTAGTATTGTTACAGCAGGTTCAGGTGATGTAGAAATTACAACAGGCGGCCAGATTCAACTAAAATCAGATGTTGTTTTAAGTGCTGGTAAGACAATTAGTACAGCAGGTGGTGGTGCTACTACACAGGGTGGTAACATCAACATGGATAGTAACAATATTAACAACTTGGACGATCCTGTAGCGGCACAAGACGGTGCAACAAAGGCATACGTTGATGCACAGATCCTAACAAAAGACAATACAGACGAAATTACAGAAGGTTCAAGTAACTTATATTACACAAATGCAAGAGCAGATGCTAGAATTACAGCGGCATTAATTGACGAAGACAACATGGGTTCTAATAGTGCTACTAGATTGCCTTCACAGCAATCAGTTAAAGCATACGTTGATTCTTCAGTGGCGGCCAAAGATGCATTAAGTGAACTAAGTGGTGATTCAGATGATATTACAGAAGGTACAACTAACCTTTTCCATACATCAGCAAGAGCACAGACTGAGGCCAACGTTGCAATTGGTAACAATACAACAACAAACTTAGACGAAGGTACAAATTTATACTTTACAAACGCAAGAGCAGATGCTAGAGTAGATGCAGGATTTAGTGCTAAAGATACAGATAATTTAAGTGAAGGAACAAATAGCCTTTACTTTACTAATGAAAGAGCCCAAGATGCTGTAGGTAGCATAATGACAGGTTCTGGTAATATATCTGTAAATTATAATGATGCAGGTGGTGTTATAACAATTAGTGAAACATTAACTACAACAGATATAACAGAAGGCGATAATCAATATCATACATCAGCAAGAGCAAGAGCGGCAATTAGTGTTACTGATGCAGGTGGCGACGGTTCATTAGCATATAATAGTGGTACAGGTGTTATTACTTACACAGGTCCAAGTGCTAGTGAAGTTAGAGCTCATTTAACTGCTGGTGACGGATTAGATGTTTCTAGTGGTGAATTTGCAGTAGATAATACTATTGTTAGAACTACAGGTGCTCAAACTATTGCAGGTGCTAAAACATTTAGTAATGATGCTATATTTAATGGTAACTTAACTATTAATGGTACGCAAACAGTTGTTAATACAGAAACCCTTACTGTAGATGACAACATTATTATTCTAAACAATAATGCATCAGGTACTCCAACTGAAAATGCTGGTATCCAAGTTAATAGAGGTACATCAGCAGACGTCACATTAAGATGGGGCGAAAGTACAGATACTTGGGAATTTACAAATGACGGTTCTACATACTATGCATTATCAACAAGCACAAGTGATTTAGCAGAAGGCTCAAATCTTTACTTTACTAATGCAAGAGCAGATGCCAGAATAGCGGCGGCTAATACAGATAATTTAAGTGAAGGTTCAAGTAACTTATATTACACAAATGCAAGAGCAGATGCTAGGGTAGATGCAGGATTTAGTGCTAAAGATACTGATAATTTAAGTGAAGGTTCAAGTAACTTATATTATACAGATTCTAGAGCAGATGCCAGAGTGGCGGCGGCAACAGGTGCAAACCTAAGTTTAGCAAATAAAGACACTGATGATTTAGGTGAAGGTTCAACTAACCTTTATCATACATCAGCAAGAGCAGATGCTAGATTTGATGTTAAGATGGCAGCGGCTGTTACAGACGACTTAGATGAAGGTTCAAGTAATTTATATTATACAGATGCTAGAGCTCAAGCGGCAATAACAGGTGGTACTGCAATTACAGTAAGTAGTGGTGCAGTAAGTGTTACTGCTGGATCAATTGGTGCTACACAACTTGCATCAACAGGTGTTTCAGCGGCAACTTACGGTGATGCTGATAGTGTTGCACAATTTACAGTAGATGCAGACGGACGTGTTACAGCGGCAAGTAGTGTTGATATTGCTATATCCAGTGATGCAGTTAGTGGATTGGCCACATCAGCAACAGTAGATACAACAAGTGCAAGTAATATTAGTTCAGGTACTTTAAATAGTGCTAGACTTCCTGACTTAGCAGTTAGTGACTTTGCAGGAGCGTCTATACAGTTAGGCACAGAATCATTTAGTGATAGTGACTCAGTACTTATGACAGCGGCGGCAATTCAAGATAAAATTACAAGTTATGGTTATACAACTACAACAGGTGATATTACTGGAGTTACAGCAGGATCAGGTCTTACAGGAGGTGGTTCTAGTGGTGGAGTTACACTTAATGTAGGCGCAGGTTCATATATGACTGTTAATGCAGACGATATTGCAGTTGATGCCACATCGGCCAATACAGCAAGTAAGGTTGTAGCAAGAGATGGTTCAGGTAACTTTAGTGCAGGAACAATTACTGCAACGGCAACGAACGCTCAATATGCTGACTTGGCTGAGATATACAAAGGTGATTCAGATATTGAACCAGGAACAGTTGTAGTGTTTGGTGGTGAATTTGAAATAACAGAATGTGAAGAAGACTCAAGTCATGCAGTAGCAGGTGTTATATCAACAGACCCAGCACACTTAATGAACGCAGAAGCAGAAGGCTCTCCAGTAGCATTAGCAGGACGTGTACCATGTAAGGTAACAGGTCCAGTTGCTAAAGGTGACTTAATGGTTAGTTCAAGTGTCCCAGGACATGCTAAAGCAGATAACAATGCATCAGCAGGTAGAATAATTGGTAAAGCAATTGAAGCCAAAGAAGGTGATGATAACGGAGTTATAGAAGTTTTAGTAAACATGATGTAAACCAAAACAAATTTAAAAGGAGCATTAAGGTGCTCCTTTTTTTTGACTAAAAATATTGGCTCTAGAAGTGATAAATACTAGCAAGAGTAACACACAAACGAGAATAATATGGAAGATATCTTTAATTTGATAGCCGAGGTAGGAGCACCAATCGCCGGAAGTATGGCAATGGGCTTTTTTATCTTTTTAGTAATTAAACAAATAATGGAAGGTATCGTAGATCAGGTTAAGACTCTTACGATTTTTTGTAAAAGTTTAGAAGCCAGAGCAAGTACAATGAGTAATGAAATGATGAAGATTGATTTACTAGTTAGTAGTGCTTTAGAATTAAGACCTGATATAGAAAGAATTGCTCGTGCAGAAAACTTTGTTGAAGACGGCAAGGTTGATGCAAGGAGAGATTAATGGACTTAGGACAAATAATTTCTGACTTTGGTTTTCCAGTTGTAATGACTGTAGGACTTGGTTACTTCATTTATTTTATATGGAACTTTATTGGCGAACATATAGATCCTGCGTTAGAAGATATGCATTTTGCTCTAATTAGAGTAATAGATAAAACTCGTATGTTGGATCAAGATATGATACGTTTACAACAGAAAGTAAATGTAGTGTTGGAATATAAAGCAACACAAAAAATACTAGAGCAAGCCAGAATGAAAGAGGCTCTAGAAAAACAGGAAGGGAAGAAGAAATGAAATTAATATTACCAGTTACATTTTTATTAGCAATTTTTAGTTTTAGTGTACAATCAGACGAAATTAAATTCAAATTTAAAAATCCTAGTTTTAGTGGTGCAGGAACAGGAGCTCATTATTTAACTATTGAGAATCAGGAAAAGTCACGTAAGGATAAAATTAAAGCAGATATAGAAGCGGCACTAAAGGCGGCTGAACGAGCAGATCAAAACAGCACGATCAATAAATTTATTAGAAATTTGGAGAGTAGGATTTATTCACAAATTTCTAAAGGATTGGTTGACAGTATGTTTTGTGATCCTGCAACAGTAATCAGTTGTACAGGGTCAACAAGTGGAGCATTTGATATTGAAGGTAACACAGTGACTTATGAAGTTATAACAAATGCAGATGGTTTAGAGGTAATAAAACTTACTATTGTAGACCCAGATGGATCAATAACAACAATAGAAATACCAATTGGTATAGGACAAATAGCAGGCGGATAATTTGACTAAAAATATTTTAATAGCACTAATAGGTGTTTTATATTTGAGTGGTTGTGCCAGTATCGCTATTCCGGGCGATGAGATGTGCCAAACGGATTTTCTTGAGTGTGTTGAAGAACCCAAGAAAGTAGAACTACCCACATATAGAAAATTACGATATTTGCCACCGGCAGAAGTTATGCCTGTGGTTGCCATATATCAATTTGGTGATGGCACAGGACAAAGAAAAAGTCAAGACGGAGTTGCTAGTTTTAGTACAGCAGTTACGCAAGACGCAAAAAGTTTATTAGTAGACGCTCTAAAGGCGGCAGGTTCAGGTAGTGATGCCAAAGGAACTTGGTTTAGAGTAGTTGAAAGAGGACTAGGTTTAGATAACTTAGTTAGAGAAAGACAAATAGTTCGAAGTACTAGATCCGAAACTGCCAAGCAGAACGGATTAGAGGAGTTTCAAGAACTACAGCCAATGTTATTTGCTGGTATGATATTAGAAGGTGGTGTTATAGGATACGACACTAATATTGAATCAGGAGGTACAGGGGCAAGATATTTGGGTATTGGGACAACAAACCAATATCGAAGAGATAGCATAGTTATATCATTAAGAGCCGTTTCCACACTCACAGGCGAAGTGATATTAAATGTGCAAACACAAAAGACTGTTTTAAGTTCAGGACAAGCAGGAGACGTATTTAGATTTGTAGATATGGATACTCGTTTGTTAGAACTTGAAAGCGGTATGACACAGAATGAAAGTGTAACATTTGCAGTTAGATCAGCGATCGAGGCCGCGGTGTTAGAACTTATTAAGCAAGGTGATGAAAGAGGATATTGGAAGATTGTTTATCCTGAGGATTGGGACCAACAAGTTGCAGAACAAGAACAAGCATACTGGTTGAGTCTCAAAGATGCAGGCAATCTTACTGACGAGGAAGATGAAGAACAGTACTCTAAAGACCCAAATGATTTACCTTTGTGGAAACGCATTCTTTTAAAGAATGATAATAAAACCAATATTGGAGAAAAATAATGAAGATAATTAAAAACTTAGCGGTTGGTATCTTCGCATTAATAGGACTTATGTCCAACCCAGTAATTGCTGATGATAACGAAGTGTTAATAGATCAAGAAGGTGATAACCTTGTATTAACAATTTTACAAGCAGGAACAGGTAATACTGTATCTGGTAATAGTTCAGCATCAACAGACTTAATACTTACTGGTAATAATATTATATTAGACCTTATACAAGACGGTGACAACAATGATTTCTTTGGTGCACTTGTTTTAGATGGTTCAGGATCAAGTGTTTTAGATTTTTACAATCTAGGAGATGGTAACATTTTTGATTTTGATGTAGGTGATAATAGTGCCGACAATGCTGATATGCTTTCAAGCATTCAGGGTGACGGTAACATATTTGACATAGGTATAGGTGAAAATGCCAGTGCAGAAGGTTTAAACTTTGATTTAGTAATACTAGGTGACAGAAACGATTTCGACTCATCTTTTGCTAATGCTAAAGTTTGGGCGGCGGCTGGAACAGGTGACACTTGTGGAACAAACTGTACAGGTACAAGTACAATGGTAGGTATCTTAGTTGATGCTGACAACGTTGTATGGAACTTTGATATTACAGGTGATGACAATGACTTTGCTACTAAGCAAAGCGGTAACAGTGATCACAGTTTAACATTAGACCTGACAGGTAGTGATGGTGATTTCCAGTTCACTCAGGATATGACTACAACTTGTAACCCTGCATGTCACGGTATTATTAATGTCGAGTTAGACAGCGAAAATGCTTCAGTTAGTATTAAACAAACCGACTAATCTTTTAGTCGCAGTTTTACTAATTGTAATAGGAAACGTTTATGCCGCCGAACCAATCGGCGGCATAATTGAACAAAGTGGAAAAAAAGGCAACATATTTCGCCTTTCAGGTGAAGAACTAACAGCAACGTTAGAAACAGACATAGTAAGTTTTGACGAAGTTGAAACAGAAAACGGCAGGCTAAAAATACAGTTTGTTGACGAAACCCAGGTTAGTTTAACCGAACATACATATATGGAAATAGACGAGTATGTGTATGACCCAGATCCAAGTAAAAGTAAAATGGCAATGAACTTTGTACAGGGTACAGCCAGATTTGCCACAGGTGGATTAGGATTAGTTCCAAAAGAAAATATAGTTATACAAACTCCTACTGCTACAATCGGTATTAGGGGAACAGATTTTACTACCACAGTTGATGAACTGGGTAGAAGTTTAGTAATATTACTACCAGATGCTGATTGCAATGATGCAGTTAGATTAGAAGAAGGGTGTAGACCCAGTGGTAGTATAACAGTTACTAATGACGGCGGAACAGTAACATTGGAAGAAGCCTTTCAGGCTGTAATGGTGAGTACGTTTGAACAAGCACCAACGCAACCTGTAATATTAGTAGACTTGGATTTAAATCAAATAGACAATATGTTTATTGTAAGCGAACCAAAAGAAATAACAGTAGCAAAAGAAGAACAAATACAAGAACTAAAAGGCGACGGTGGACTATTAGACTTTGACGGTTTAGACAAGGACCTTTTAGAAATTGAAGATTTGGGTAAAGCCGCAGAGCGAGAATTAGAATTTACAGAATTAGATATTAATTTTTTAGATGTCGACTTTCTAAGAGATTTATTAGAGGTTATGGAAGAAGCAGATGCTTTAGGTAGCAAAGAAGAGACTTCTTCTGGGGATAGACTAGTAGATAGAGCATTTGGATTACAACCTGATAACCAGTTTAATATTATACCTGACTTAGATGGTAAGGTATTCTTTTTAAGACAAGGTAATAATTATGTTAGTTTAAAAATAAAA